GCTCTGCGCGGACAGCGAGTTGTAGCGAGCGGAGAGACCGGTGAACTCGGCTTCGTCGATCAGGTCGTTGCCGTAGAACAGCGTCTGCGTCATCTCTTGGTTCATGCCCTCGATGAACGCCTTGTCTTCGGACAGGCGGAACGCATCGGTGTTGCCGTTCAGGTCCGCGAGGTCCTTGTCGACTTCAGCATATGCTTCGAGGTTGCCGCAGGTATCGGTGACCTGAGCGGTGTTGCTCTTGGTCGGGACGACGCCGTAGTTCAGCTTGCGCCAAGTCGGAGCCGGGATACCGGTGCGGACCGTGGTCTTGTGCCCGGTCGGCAGGTTGCCTTCCACCCACACGGCGTCCTCAAGGACTTCGTTGGTCTGGTTCAGGATTTCGACCACCTTGGCGATCTTGCCATCGGGATCAGCCCGAGTAGCGACGTCGGTGAGGGTCGGGTGGGTAGCTGCAAGGGTTGCCATCGGACTTTACCTCGTTGGTTTACTGGTTGGGTGGTCGTAGAACGACACCGGCGCATCGACACTATTACCCGGTTTCACAAAATCGTGGTCACCGGTAGCCTTGCCCACCCGATAAAAGAACCGGATCACTTCCGGGTGGTCGCCAAGTCCGCTCTCGTCGAGCAGCGTCTTGAGCTCGGGGGTGCCGAACTTGTCGCGCGCCTGAACCGCGATAGGCAGGTTGGCCGAGAGGTTCTTGCCGCCGAACTCGGGGTCCGCGATAGCCGCTTCGCGCCACCCGGCGCGGGCCTCGACCACCGCATCAGCGAACGCCTGCGCGTTCTTCTGTTGCAACTTCACGCCGAGGTCGACGAGCTTCTGGGCGTCTTCCTGCGAGAGCTTCTTGTCGACGCCCAGCGCCTTGAGCTCGTCGAGGGTCTCGGTGTCCAACTCAACGCCTTCGGGCACCGTGAAGTCGGTGTACTCGATCGGCTGGTCGTCCTGCTGCTGGTCGTCCTGCTGCTGGTCGTCCTGCTGCTGGTCGTCCTGCTGCTGGTCGTCCTGCTGCTGGTCGTCCTGCTGCTGCTGCTGGTCGTCCTTCGGTGGATCACCGGCAGGCGGATCACCGGCAGGTGGTGCGTCCATCAGGCTCGGCGTGGGGTCTGCGGCGGGCGGGGTCTGCTGTTCAACAGCCATCGGTCTTGTCCTTGAGTACGAGCATCAGCTCTTCGGGGGAAAGTTGCGCGATGAGCCACAAGCCGGGGTTGCGTTGGCCCTCGTTGAAGGCGGTCGCGTGTGGATCGCCGCCCACGAACGAGGAGCGAAACACGCCGGATTTCTCCAGTATTCGCCGCGCGAACCGCTGGAAAGAGGGCAAAGACATGAGCTCGCGCAGGTCGTCCTGCTCGTCGCGCTCTGCCTGACGCTGTAGCGTTCGGTTGTCGGTCATCCCCTATAGGGTAACCCACAACCAGTTGGTCGTGGCCACCGCTACAGCTCGGTCGCGCTGGGCGACTGGTAACCCGAGAACAGGTTCAGAATGTCCGCGCCGGCGTTGTTCTGCGGCTCAGGTCCGGTCTGCACGCTGCCGAGATGGCCCGCCGCCTTGGCCATTTCAGCCGCCTGAGCCGCCTGCTCCGCCGCGGCCTGCGCCTGAGCGCGTTGCTGGCGCACGATCGCCACCTTGTCGTCCGCGACGATCAGGTCCGGGTCAACGCCGAGCTGGTCCGCGTAGCGGTCGATACTCTTGTCGACGTTGAACTTGTCGAACGGTGACGGGTCGCCCGTACCCGTGGCAAGCATGCCGATGTGTCCGATCAGCCGGTCGACCGAGTTGACCCCGACCGCCTTTTGCGCCTGCGCCAGCATCGAAACGAACTCGATCTGCAACTCTTGGCCGTTCAGCTCCTGCGGCGGAGGCGGCACTATACCGACTTCGATGCAGCGCTCGAAGGTCTGGGTGACAAGGTTGTCGAGCAGCTCGGTATGCAGGCGCTCCAGCACCGGGCCGAGCATGAGGAGCTTTTCCTCGTGGCGCTCGGCCACTTCGGTTGCGGTCATGTTCTTGTCGCTCTGTGCGATCATCAGGAACATGTCAGCGTAGAACGCCCGGTTGATGCGCTCGCGCACGTCGCGGATATCCTCAAGCAGGACGCCGGGGTCGAGGTTTACCTCGAACGCGCGGCGCACGCCGCCTTGTGGGTGCATCTGGTCGTAGTACGAGACCCCGCCCGGCAGGAAGTCAGCGGACCGCTTCATCGCGTGCGGCACCTGCAGCGGCGGATCGACCTGATAGTCGATGACCTTGCTCTTGCTGCGCTGCTCGTGCTGAAGCTGGAGCAGGTCGCCCAGCGCGTCCATGCCCGGCGAGGAGCCATAGGTGTCGCCCCACAGCAGGTCCCAGCGCGGTGCGAGCGCCCGGAAGCGGCGGTGTCCCCCCTCGGACAGCAGCCCGTGGTTGGTGTCGCTCTCCTTGGCGTCCCAGTATTGCGACCGGTACGCCATATCTCTGGCGTGCTTGGAGCGCGGGTCGCGATCCGGGTTTGGCTCGATCAAGTGCATGACTGTGATCTCGCGGCTGTAGTTTGAGTTGTCGTAGGCGCTGCGCGCGGACATGCTCAGGTTGCGGTAGCCGAACCACTGCACGGCCTGCTCGACAGTGAGTTTAAACTCCCTCGTCAGCTTGTCGACCGTGCCTTCGTCGTTGAGACCGAGGCTGTACTCGCCGATCGTCATCGGGTTGTGGTGGATGACCCGCTCGAAGTTGGGCTCGACCACGCTCAGCGCGGTGCCGAAGCCTCCCAGCTCACGGTACATCCCGTGCAGGGTGTTGTACGTATTCGACTTGCGGAACACGCGCAGCAGGAGCTTGCCGACGTCGTCGAGCCATACGCGGACCGCGTGGTGGTCGGCCAAGTCCTCGTCAGGCAAAGTGAGCCGGAACCAAGGCCGCGCCGGGCTGGTCATGCCGGCCATCATCCCGGCTGACAGAGTGCGCAGCGCGTGGATGCCAGCGCTATCGATGATGTGCTGGTTGTGGTCGCCCCCGCGGTTGCGCTGGTCGGAGAAAAACCGCGACTGACGGGGCAGCAGGTTATTCGAGATCGCCTTCCAGTGCGGGTCCCAGCCCTTCTCGCGGTCCTGCTTGAGCGCCTTCGCTCGCGTTAGCGCGAGCGTGCGCTTCTTGGCGAGGCTCATGCCTTCGTCGGCCATGTGCTTAAGCTCCCAACAGGGACGGGCGTCCGCCGAGCGACCCCGCCAGATCGGTTACACCGCGCGATCCGGTGAGGAAAGTCGAGCCCGGCCCCTTGTTCGTGGCTTTCATGTTGTTGGCCATGATCGAGGCGAGCGCCGGCTGCTTCTGCATCAGCTTGTTCTGCTGTTGCTCGGCGCGCTGCGCGTTGTCAGCGGCGATGCGCTCGGCAGAAGCCTGCGCCGACCGTTGCGCGCTCGCGTTCCGGCTGGCGCTGTAGATAGATGCGCCCGCACTGATAATGGAGCCTGCGATGCCTGCGATGGCGAGAGCGGGAAGGCACATGGTGCTACCTCTTGAAGGGGTTGTAACTACGTCGTGCTGTAGCATAGCCCCTTCCGTCGAAACCGTGGTCACCGCCGGGGAGTTCTGTGGACGTGCGGATAGCCGCCAAGATCATCGCAGTGGCGCGGTCAGGGGAGCGCCGGATGCGCTTGATGATCTCTTCGCGGCTCTCGACGTAGATCGTCGAACCGCGCAGCACCCACTTGGGCGCAGAGAGCTCGGCAAGGATGTCGTTGCCGGGCGGCAGGGCGATGCCGTTGTTGGCCGACGGGTCGAGCAGCTCGCGGAACCGCCACCATAGCTCGCTGCGCAGATTGTGGAACGAGAGCCGCCCGGACTTGTCCGTACCGAGCGCCTTTTCCGAGACGTTGACCCCCAATACCTGCTGGTTGGCCGCGGAGAGGAAGTCGTAAGGGCTGGCTCCCACACCGATCACGTCGATGTGGATAGGGGCGTGGTTGTAGTTGGCCGCTATCACCATACCAGCCGTGCTCGGCCCATCTGGCGTTTCCTTGCCGGGGTACTCGATCAGCTCGTCGAACCACAGGTCTTGGCTGACGCGCGAGATGACCGTGTTGTCGTCGCCGCCGCGCGCCACGTCCACACCGAGCGAGATCATCTTCGGCTTGGGCATGCGCGGCTGCCAGCGTGCTTGGGCGATCTCGATCCACTTGGTCGGGATCACCTGCCACGGGTCGTCGCTCATCCCGGCCCGGAAGTCGCCGTAGAGCATCTGCGAGCGCAGCGGTTCGGGCAGCGCCTGCAGCGTCGACATGTAGTTGGTGCCAACGAGGAACGGGTTGTCGCCGACCGAGCTCGGCACGAAGGTGCGGCTCTGCGGCATGATGATGTGCGCCGCCATCGCGCCACGGTACTTGGCAGGGTCGAAGTCGTAGTTCCACTCGCCGTTCTCGATCACGAAGTGCGCTTTGCTCTCGACTTCCACGTCGCGCGCCTTGCCATCCGCGCCCGGCACCGACGCGAAGATGCGCAGCTCGCCCGGCAGCGCGGGGTTGGTGTGTTTCGGATCGAGCCACGGCGCGAAGTAGTCGACGATCCAACGCCCTTCCGCCGTGGTTGGCGGGTTGAAGGTGAGCAGCGACTGGGTCGGCTGGTTGGGGTCCGTGGTGCGCGTCCAGCCCATCAGGAACACGATCTGGTCGCGCAGGAAGTTGGCCGCTTCGTCGATGCCGAGGAAGTCGCGCGCCTGCCCCTGATAGTTCATCTCGTCGCCGGGGTTCGGGGTCGAGCCGAACCGCACGAACCGCCCATCGCCGATGCGCCAGATTTTGTCGCTCTTGTTGAAGCCCTCGGTCCCGCCCATGATCTGCGTCATGCGGGTGTAGATGCCCTGCATCTGGGTCGCTTCGCGGCGCAGGATGTAGCTGACCGCGTGCTTGTTCACGGCCTTGCCGAGCATCAGGTCGGTCTTGCCGCCGCCAGCCGCGCCGCCGTAGCCCAGCACGTCCGCCTCGCTGTAGTAGGCCAACGACTGCGGTCCGGGCAGCGGTCGCCACATGTGCAGCGCCTTGTCCTGTTCGAGGAGCGCATAGAGCTCCTGCCGCTCGCTCTCGGTGAGGTATGGCAGGAGCTCCGTGATCTCCGGTACGCTGGGGGCGTCGGTCACGTTAGCTGCCAGTGTGACCTTGGCAGTTGACCGACGCGGTGCCCGAGGTGTTGGCCGTGGTGGTGACCACTTCGAGCAGCGTGTTGGCGGTGTCCGCGGCCCCCGAGGCGGCGTTGCCCTGCACTTGGTTGGCCGTGGTGCCCGTGATGTCTGCGCCATTCGGGCCGACAATCGTGACCTGCACAGGGTCGCCAAAGCCGTCCGGTGCTCCCTGCACGCGGGGCGAGCCGGACGCGGCGTTCTGGGCCAACGCCGGGTGGGCGACGAGCAGCGCGCCAAGCGCGAGCAGTGTGTACTTACGGGCCATCGGAAATCTCCTAGTCGAAGGGATCGATATCAGGCTCAGCGCTGTCGCGCCGTGCCTTCGCGTTGTCGAGGATAGCTGCGATCCGCGCAGCGGCTGAGGTGTCGTTCATCTCGATCGCCGCGCCGCCCGGTCCGCTGATCTCGCTCTTGGTGCGCTCCGCGAACTTGTCAGGCCGGTTGGCCTTGAGCAGGGCGATCATCAGCGTATCGCTGTACTGGTACTCGTCGATGAACTCGGCGTTCTCGCCCGAACCGATGCACTTGCGGCGCAGCACACCCTCGTAGGCGCGGCGTCGTGCTTCGGCTTCGAGCTCGTCGGTCGCCGCTTCAAGCGCGTCTTGGAACGCAGCCTCGAACTCGGGGTCCTTGCGCCAGCGCATCACGGTGTTGCGCTGCACGCGCTCCCCGTTGTGCGACGCGGTCGTCGCGCGCAGCGCAGCAGCGACCACGCCGGTCGTCGCTAGAGCGTCGAGGAACTCCTGCTTCTGGATGTCATTGGCAACGGACATGCGCGCCTCATAGCACGCAGGTCGCTAATCGTGGTCACCTGTCGGAGCCAGCCGCACCTCGTAGCACACGATGCGCTTCACGTAGCGCACGTTGAGATCGAACTTCTCGGCCAGCCTCGGGGCCGACCAATAGCGGAGCGAGCGCGGCTTGAAGCGATCCTGCTCGTACAGTTCGCGGATCGTGTCGACGTCGTCATCGGTGAGTTTGCAACGCGCGTTGGCCAAGCCGCGCGCTTTGCCTTTCGCCTTGGTCATTTCCCAGCCTTCCGTCCGATGTGCCACGATCCGCAGAGCTCGCAGCGGTACGCGACCTCCACCCCGCGACTGTTCTGCCTGCCCTTCGCATGCCGGCGCTTCGCACGACGCGCAATCTCTTTCATCACCCGGCGTGCTGCTGCCTCAGTACAGTAACACGCCTTGCCGCTGCAACCAGCGACAAAAAACGCATCAAACCCTTGAAACTCCACCGAAGTTAGGGCGGCGGGAGCCGCAGCCGCGTCCCTGTTCCAATAGGATTTCTTCTCGTCGCTCATATTGGAACACCTTAAACCGTTGAAACCAAAGCCATGTTCCTAGTGTTCCAATAGAAACCCCAAATCTGGCAAAACCCTATAGGAAAATGGGATTTTTGCCCCCTTTCTCCTGACAGTTATTTTTGCCCACTTTCTATTGGAACATGGAACAACCCTATAAAAACAACATTTTAAGGGTGTTCCAATAGCGTTTTTTCCTATTGGAACACCGCCCCTCCTATTGGAACATTTCGTCCGTTCCCGCTTTCCGCGCCTCGAACTCCTCCAAGAGATCACCCCCAACGCGGTACGCCCACCCCATGCCGCGCACCCTTTTCTTGGTACACCCGAGTTGGGCGAGCAGCTTCCCGCACCTTATCGTGTCGCCTTTCGTGAGCTGCCCGATCCTGTGGCCGAGTGCCGAGACCAGCACATCGTCGACCCCCCACTCGTATGGGCGTTCGGCTGGCGCAGTGCCAAGCATCTGGTCCGGGGTCAGCAGCCACTCGGTTACTGTGCGCTCCCAGACATCGGTCTCGCGGTACTTGCGGTGCTCTGGCTTGGCCAGCCGCTCCGCCTCGCGGAACGCAATCCCCTCGGCCCTGAACGCGGAAATCCCCTCGGCCCACAACTGATCGCGGTCCGCGATGATCCGGTCCACATCGCAAAACTGTTCGTCGTACCCCGGATCGGGCCCCTCCTCGCGCGTGTGGTGCTCGCAGACCGTGAAAGGCAGCCAGCGCCGCTCCCCGGTATGGTCGCCGAGGAACTCGTCGCCGTTGGTCGACCCGTGCAACACGCAGCGCCGTTTAAACTTGGTGTTGAA